AATGGTTATTTCTGAAAAATCAAACTTATTACCATACTTATCAAAATAATCTAAATTTTCGCCTTTATCGGCTTTAATGATTTTAATGATTGTTTCAATATCTTTAATATTTTGATTCTCATAAATTAACGTTGTGTAAATTCTGCCATTAGAACCAAAAATATCATTTTTCGCAATAGCACTGACAATAATACTATTATCTTCTATTACAATAATTGTATTTTCAGTTACTTCAGTAACTTCAGTTACTTCAGTTTTTTCAACTGCTGCATCAAAATTTGCTGAATTCATAACTATAAAAAATTAATGATTTGTAAACAGTTTTTAAAATCCTTTCTTTCTGTCATTTGCATTTTAACAATGTCGCAAACTCGAAAATTTATTTTATCGTGTAATACAATAAATTTGTTTTTAGAATATTCTTTTGAAAATAAAACTTTCATAATGATAAGTATTAAAAATTGTTGTTGTTTGTTTCAATTCTGATGCAAATATAAAGCTATATTTTAAATTACAAAATTAATTATGTAATTAAATTAAATTTTAACATTTTCGACTGCTCCGCAGGTTCTTAAATAGTACAAAATCAACTATTTAAGAAAAAATAAATAATTCATTTGCACAAAAAACCGTAATTTTGAGTTAAACAGTTAAAATAGTGCAGAAAATTCAAACTTTAACTGCCGTTATTACTGATAAAGCAATGATTAACTGGAAAACTGCTGTTTTCGCAAACGCTGTAAACAATGGAAAAAAAGCAAAATTATACAGAGCAACGGGAAAACATTATAAATAATATAATTGATTTACTCGAATGTAACACAAATTACGAAAATACATTTGTGCAGATTAACGCAAAATTCGGCTGTAGCAAAAGAACCTTTTGTAAATTTTGGAAGGATGGCAAAGAAATGTATTTAAAAGCCTCTGAAGGAATCAGAAAGAAAGTAATGAAGGAAACCACCAAAAAAACAAAAGCGTCTATTAAAACGGGGCTAATTAGCAAAGAAAGAGTATTAAAAGAACTGTTATACATTGTAGAAAAGGGAAAACAAGACCGCGACAAAATAAACGCATTAAAATTAATATGTGATGTTAACGGTTATAAAGCCCCCGTTAAAACAGATTTGACCCTGCACCCCGTAACGCCTATCTTCAGTAATAACCCGTTATTAGGCAATATAACAGATGCAGAGTTTGAAGTATTAGAGTAACACAATGTACAGTAATACGACATTGAGTAAACAAGATAAATAGCCTATACAGTAACAGCCTGATAACCAGTATATTAACTATATCATTATGTTTACACAATATACATTGTGTAAACAGAGCAGAGCAGCAGCCCCCACACACACCAGTAACACACACACCACACACACACCAGTAACAGCAGCAGAGCAGGACAGCAGCAGAGCAGCAGCAGCAGAACCCACACACACACTACACACACTAACACACTAACACAATGACTACACACACCACACACACCACACACACACCAAGCCCCCACACACACACCACAAAACAACGTGCATACAAGCCATATAAACCACTATCTGCACTCATCCTATGCTGTAGCGCCAAACACAACCGTAATGCCATTAGAAACGAGCTATGCAAGCGAGAGAGAGCAGAACGTAAGAGAATGAAAGGCGACCCCCATTCATTACCACACCACCCAAAAGTAGTCACAGACCGCTGTAAGAATAATAGTACAACAAATTAAAACAGTCATTTATGGAATTCACAAAAGAGAAGTTGCAGAAAATAAAACAGGCGTTACAGTACGCTTTGATATTCGCTCAGACAGAAGCGGAATCAGCAGAGTTTGCCATATTGTTGGTAGAAATAGAAACAGGGTTGACAGTTGAGATTGAGAATGATGGTAATTATCCGTTATGTCCTGATTGTGGTAAGCCTATGCTTGCTACAGGTTGTTGTCCTGATTGTGATTTTTAAAGAAGCAGTTATGGAAGCAGCAGAATTAAGATTAGGAAACTATCTCAAAGTAGATGGAGAAGTGTTTGTTCTTGTGGAAATATCCGATTCATCATTGCAGGGATATATGCAAAAAGATGTGGGTAATCACGTTATGCAGTTGTTCAGGTATAGGGTATCACAGACAGACCCGATACCGATTACGGCAGGATGGCTTAAAAGTCTTGGATGGAAAAAGATTAATGAATTGGATGATGGCACGGTAGTGTATCAAGGAACGCCTTATCTGTATTTTGCGGATGGAGAAGGGCAATGTATGGTAAAGACACCGCCAATAAAATATGTTCACCAATTACAGAACCTATATTTCGTTATGACTGGCAAAGAATTAGGAGTAAAGAAAAAACAAAAGTAATATTAGTAATATTAGTAATCTAAATAATTGAAGTATGAAAAATTGTATCACAACAGCAGAAACGGGATTTGCAGCATTGGCAATCTCAAGGGCGAAAGCAGCAATGTTGCACAGATGCCATTGTCCTTCTTGTTCAGAAACTTTGGTAGAGGAAGAAAAGGATGTTGATAGTGGCAGCGATGGGGATTTCAAGAAGTGTCCTAACTGCGGAAGCTATCTGAACAATGAGGGGCATTGCCCGACCTGCGATTGGTAAATTTCGGGGAAAGTTAAAATAAACCGAGTAATATTGGTAACATAGGATTACTGTGTTACCAATATTACTTAAAAAGATTTGGTTATGGAGATGACGGAAGAAGTTGGATTAGAGCCAAAGGAAGATTTTAAGTACAAGCCCACAACGGCATTTTGGAAGATAATGCGGTTGTTCCGCAATCGTGAGCCGTTGTACATTGTGCAGGGGGGTCAGGGTGCATCAAAGACGATTTCTATCTTGATGATACTCATCGATGCCCTTATGCGCAGAAGGATTGATGTGACCATTTGTTCTGCGGAGAAATCCAAATTGATGGACACCTGTTTTCGGGATTTCGTGAAGATACTCAGGGATTGGAACGTTCCAGTTCGGGCGATACACGAAAGGGAAGGGGTGGTGCATTTTCATAGCGGTGGTTATTGTGAGTTTATCGGGTTGGACAAAGCCGATATTGGGAAAGGTCGGAGAAGGGATATTATCTTTATCAATGAGGCGAACAGGGTAACGCTGTCTGCGTATGCCGATGTGAGCCAAAGGGCAAAGGTTATGATTTGTGACTACAACCCCGATGCCTTGTTTTGGCTGAACGATATGCAGAATGATAAGAACTTCATCAACCTGACCTACAAGGACAATGAGTATCTGCCGATTCAAGAGGTGCGAAATATCGAAAGGTACAGGGAACTTGCCTACAATGATGACGGAACGATTCGCTCCGAGTTTTGGCTGAACAAATGGAAGGTTTATGGTCTTGGTGAAATCGGTTCGGTTGAAGGAAGGGTTTACCATTGGAAACGGGTTTCTGTGGAAGACTATGCCAAGATTGTGGCGACCCCGATTTACTGCGTTGACTTTGGGATGGTTGACCCCTTTGCGGTGGTCGAACTCAAATACTACGATGGGAACGTCTATGTTCACGAAATAAACTATGCTTCAGAGAACGAGATACGAAGCAAGATGACAACAACCCAATTGTCGCAGATAAAAGGGATGGAAGAAGAAGGATTGGTCACTTGGCTGTTCGCTGCTTGGAAGATTCCATTCAAGAGCAATGTGATTTGCGATACCAACCGACCATCAAAGATAATCTCGCTCCGTAAGGCAGGTTGGGAATATGCTGTGGGGATTGGTCACAAGAGCAAGATACTTGACCGTATAGGGATGATTTCTAACCTGAACATCTATTACACCGCTACAAGCAAGAACATTGAATATGAGCAGGCTAACTACCGCTATGCCACCGATATTCGGGGAAACACAACTGAGATGACAGTCGATACAGACAATCATACAATCGATGCAATCTCATACGGTATTCAATGGATGTTCAATCAAGGTATAATAAAAAATATTTGAGAATCCGTTGTACTTTATTTGAGTTTTTCGCTAAAGTTTTTGTTAAAATTATGATGTTTTGATAAAATTCGTACCTTTGGTTGAAAAATATGTATAGTGCATTTCGATTTTAACATATCATTCGGGGGTATTCCGACATTTGATAATAGTCGGAACAACTATTTCTACAAAATAATCAATGCTTTTCGTGGTAAAAGACGTAGGGATTACGACAAGATGCAGACCGTCTTGGATAGTCCTGCTGCCTTATTTGTATTTAAACTCATCGCTGAGTACTATGCGATGGGAAAATACAACACCTATACGGAAAACAAACTGGATGAGGAAGATTACCTGTACGAAAAAATAGGGAATCCGAACCAATGGCAAACGTGGTCAGATTTTGACCAAAACTACATCTTTAACATACTTCTCGGTAATGCCTATCTATACGAACAGAACGGGGTGATGTACTTCTTAATCGAGAACAACATACAACTGAGCCGTGACCAAAGAGAGGCTTTCAAAACGCTCTCATTCTCAAAATACGGCACGGAAACCAAGAAAAATATCCAAAAAGGAACATTCACGTACAAGACAGGGAGTTCTACCCTGACATTGGACTTGGCAAAACTCCATATCATACAGGACACAAGCGGTGTCAATGGCGATTGGTATCAGGGCGTGAGCCGTTTGGATGCTCTCTATGGCATTGTGACTAACTCAAATTTGGCGGTGAGTGCTGAAGAAGTGAACCTTGAGTTCTCGCAGAAGTTTATGGTGTCGGGGCAGCACGACCAAAACGACATCACATCACAGATGATGGGGAAAGATGAGAAGGGTTCACTTGAGAAAAATGCCCGTAGCGGAAAGAACATATTTGCAACTGGAAGCAAGGTAGATGTCCATCACTTTGTGGATAATATTGCCGATTTGAAGTTGGACGATTCCTTCTTCTCAAAGGTGTACATCATCGCCAAGATGTACGGAGTTCCCAAAGATATTGTGGAGATGTCGCTCAAGGGCGGTGCAACCTTCGAGAACCAAGAAAAAGCGATGGGAAGGATGATAGACTACTGCCTCAAACCACTTGGTCAGAAATTGACAGACGTATTTGAAAACATATTCAATCTTCAGGATTTGCGGAAGGAGTTCACGCATTTGTCGTTCAACAAGATATTTGAACAGGAACGTGCCAATGTGAAGCAAACTCAGATAAATAACCTGAAAGTTTCGGCAGAATTAGGATTAGACCAAAGCATTGTACAACAAAAATTAAAGGAGATATGGGAACAAGGTTAACATTGAACGAAATCTACAGACAGTTGGAGAAAAAAAACTTAGACCCGAAACTAAAACAACAACTGCTGAAGAAGAAAAAAGATTTGGAAGGTGGCAAGGACACCAAAAAAAGACATTAAAAACTCAGATATAAAACGATTGTTCAACCATAAATGTAAGTGATTATGATATTTTGTAGAGAATTGAACAAGCATTTTGATTCGGAAGAACAGTTGTTTTCTGAATTAAAGACCAATAAAGAGGATATTCTTGCATTAAAACGTGCAAAAATTATGAAATCCTGCGAAAAAGGTGTCGGAATCCCGATAAAATCAGGAATTTCATTGAAAACAATGGAAAACATTAAAGATTTCACAACGGATGACGACCACTACTACATTGTAGTAAACGCAACTAAAATCCTTGATTCTCACGGGGATATGCACACCAACGGCATTTGGAAAAAAACTCTCAAGGACAATCAGGGTAAAAATTACCTTGTTGCCGACCACAAACTTGAGATGGACAAGGTTATCGCCAAGAAAAGCGATATACAGATGTTCACGGCAGAAATTCCTTTCTCTGCCATCGGTAAATCATACGAAGGGGAAACGCAAGCCCTGATTTACAAAGTCGCAAAAGACAAAATTATCCATCCCTTAGCAAAGGAATGGTTAGAGGATGGTGATGATATTCAGGCAAGTGTACGAATGAGATACATCACTATCAAAATGGCGATGCGTAGTACCCGTGAGGAAGACAAGGAAGAAATGAAAACCTATAATGAATTCTATGACCAAATCGCAAACAAGGAAGATTATGAGGACATCCCGTACTTCTTCGTTGTGACCGAAGCGGAAAACGTAAAGGAAAGTAGTTTAGTTCTATTTGCATCAAACAGTTCCACAGGTGTAATATCGATACCTGAGCCACCTACGGGTACTCAGAAGGAAACCTCAGAGCCGACAGAAGAAGTCACTCAGAAAAGACGTAAAAGTATAATTTAAAACAATTCAAATTATGTTTGTTTACAAAACTTCAGAAGAATTGGAAAAACTCACAAATGCTGAGTTAGACCAATACAAAACAGACCTACAGGCGCACGAAAAAGAGTTGCGTAAGTTAGAAATTACGGATGAAGTCAAAGCGCAGTTAAAAACTGCTCAAGACGACCTGAAGGATTTCTTAGGTACTGAGATAACTCAGCAAATTGCAGAGTTAAAAGGTAATCCAAATAAACCTCAAACAATGTACGAACAAGTTGTAGAGAAAAAGCAAGAAATCATAGATATGGTTAAAGGACATTCAAAAGAAGATGTCGTAATAAAAGCCGATACTGTGAGAGCAAGCATAGCAAACTCTGCATCACAATACCTATTGGACGGTATTGGACAACTTGGCGTTAAAAAAGTAGGTTTATATGATGTTTTCCCTAAAATCCAAATGCCGATTGGCAATGATGCAGGGAAAGTGGTTTATCACGATTGGGATGAGGCTACAACAGTAAGAGCAGCAGCTATGGTTGCTGAAGGTGCTGTTTTCCCTGAATCTACTGCGAAATTCGCCAAATACTCAATGGATTTGAAAAAAATTGGTGATACGTTGCCAGTTTCAGAAGAATTCGGAGAAGATGAAGCGAGTGCTGCTGCTGAGTTGGATATGTTTATCAACGTGAACATTCAGGTTGTTAGAGATGCACAACTTGCAACTGGAGCAGGAACAGGCGATAATATGTCGGGCATTATGACCCAAGCACCTGCATATACTGCGGTTGCATCAGGGATTGTGGATGCTAACATTTATGACCTTGTGAAAAAAGTGAGAACCGACATCGTTTTGAACAGAGGTTCAAAATATATGCCAAATTTCGTTGCAATGAACGCCAATACAATTGACAGATTGCAATTGAAAAAAGATGCGAATAAAGGTTACATCTTCCCTGACAAAACCAATATCGGGGCGATGGAAATCATCGAAGACAACAACATTCCTGACAACCAATTAGTAGTAGGAGATTCACGATACGGAAGAATCTACGAAAAAGGGGCTGTTACATTATCGAGAGATTATGTAGGAACTGGATTTGTTGAAGATATGGTTACCATCAAAGGGCGTAAACGTATGTTATTCCTTATCCGTAACGTGGATAGAACGGGATTCAGAAAAGTGACTGACATCACAGCAGCACTTACAACATTGGCAACTTAATTATTTGATTATGGACAAAGGTGACGTAATGGTTGTGTTTATCAAAGATTACAGCAACCGTAAGGCAGGAGATGAAGCTATTTTCAGCGAAGACATAGCAGGTATGCTTGTAGAACAGAAAGTGGCTAAAATCAAGCCTGAAGAAGAAGAAAAACCTAAAGCAAAACCTCAAGGACAACAAAAAAAATAAGCGATGTATATAATAGATGAGAAATATTTCACAGGCAAGTACCTGATTGCCAACATAAACGAAAGTCAAAGTGGTGACAAGGAGTTTCTCATTCAACTTATTGATACAGAGATTAGGTTGTTTATGCAGAACCTTTTGGGATTGGAACTGTTCAATGAATTTGACAGTTTTATGATTGACGGGGTTTTAACCTCTGAAGCACCCCAAAAGTGGTTGGATTTGGTGAATGGTGTTGAGTATGATGGAAAGAAATGGAATGGACTGGCTTACAAAATCGGGGAACACGTTAAGTCGTTGTTCACTAACTACATTTGGGTGAAATACTTCATCGATAAAAGTAGGATAGATGGCAACCTTAACGCTAATATCATTGACCCGAAAAACGCCAAATTAGGCAATGCAGCCAACAAATTTTACCCGATATGGAACGAATTTGTCGCAATGGTAGCTTATATGCCTGAAGGTGATTTTGTTAGCTTAAATCAGTTCCTAATGGACAAAAGAGAGGATTACCCTACTGCGAATTATGTATTTGTTGACTTTGAAAACAGATTCTTATGATTGCATCAAGCATATTTAGAAAGATTTTTGAAGGAATGGAAATCACATACGATGATTATTCAAGCGATTTACAGACCAAGACAGAAGTTACTAAACTTGTGCAATTCCACTTTGGTGACAACAAAGAGTTGGCACGATGGATTCAGGGCAGAAACGGTAAACAAAAATATCCTCTCATTTGGTACATAATTGATAATATGGAGCATAGTATGACAGAAACAATGACAGGTCATATCTGTTTTGTACTGTTTACAGCGACAAAGACCGAATACTACAACGATACTCGGTCACTTATCAACTACACCAACATACTTAACAAACTCACCGACCAAATAATGCAAGAGGTGGAGAACAATAACGTAGTGCAGTTAGTGTACTCAAACTTTGAGGATGTGTACAAAACGTTTGACATTCCAAACTACGGAGTTGATTTAGACAGGTTCGATTTCACAAGTAATCTTCCAAAACAGACCAAAGCAGTCACAGTTGACATTGTTGATGCCCGAAGACTTGAGTTCAAGGCAAGAATCAACAAATCAAACATCAATTGTTTAACGTAAATTTTAAAAATATGTCAATTAAAATTAATCAAAGAGATTGTATTGCGAACCGCATCAATCTTGGGTTGCCTGACTGTATAATTCAAGAAGGTAGATTGACAGGTTTTATCATAGTTCCAAAAGGATGGAGTTTAGATTTAGCTACTGAAGAATTCAATCTTGAGTATGTAAACGAACAGATTCAACTTGGCAACTTTGTACCTGTCCTTCAAGCCGTACAAGCAGAAAACAAAACCCCTGAAGCAACCACAGAAGAATTTCAGGGTGGAATCAAAACGGTTGTCCGAAACGGTCTTCCTGAGTTCACATACAAGTTCGTTAAAGGTGGATGGAAATGGGCGAGTGCATTATACACTTACAACTCATTCCAAGCATTTGATGTACTGAAAGTATTCTCATCAGGGGCGATTGCAGGGGCAACAAATGGTAAAAACTTCACAGGTTTTGACTTGGGTATGTTGAACAACGGAACGTATATGTTCACGGATGGTTCTGCATCATCTCACGTTTTAGTTTCGATGCAATTGACCAATGAGGTTCAGTTCAATCGTGATGTGGCATTATTGGATGCCTCTGTATTGGATTTCAACCCTAACTTTGACATCAGCCCGATTACCGACATTGTTATCACAGGTCGTGCGAGTGTGGCTGACGGAAAAGTATATTTCAAAGCGGTGTTTGCTATGAATCAGTTGACCCCATTAAAAGCGATTGATATTGCCAATATCAAATCGTTCAAAAATGGTGTGGACGACCCAATAACAGCAC